AAGCTTTCCAAGTGAAGAAAGGTACATGGAACCTTACTATCGAAGAAGGCAGAGAGATTCTAGAGAAGGCAATTGCTACTCCTACTGTTCTACCTACTGTAGAGCAAAACCTTATTCCACAAATTGACGAGACTTTCGTTAAGTTTGGAAACTTTACAGATGTTAAAAAGATTATTGCATCTAAGATTTTCTATCCTGCATTCATTACAGGTTTATCTGGCAACGGTAAGACATTCTCTGTAGAACAGGCATGTGCTCAGACAGGTAGAGAACTTATTAGAGTAAACATTTCTATCGAGACAGATGAGGATGACCTTATTGGTGGTTTCAGACTTGTTGATGGCAACACAGTATGGCACAATGGTCCTGTAGTAGAAGCACTCCAAAGAGGTGCAGTTCTATTGCTTGATGAGATTGACCTAGCATCTAACAAGATCCTATGTCTACAATCTATACTTGAAGGTAAAGGTGTATTCCTTAAGAAAATCGGTAAGTATGTAAAACCTGCTAAAGGATTTACTGTTATCGCTACTGCTAACACTAAGGGTAAAGGTTCTGACGATGGTAGGTTCGTAGGTACTAACGTTCTTAACGAAGCATTCCTAGAGAGATTCCCTGTTACTTTTGAACAGGCATACCCAACACCTGCTACAGAGCAGAAGATGCTTGACCTCCTATCTGAGGACAAAGAGTTCAACAAGAGACTTGTTGATTGGGCAGACATCATCCGTAGAACATTCTATGATGGTGGTGTAGATGAGATCATCTCTACTCGTAGACTTGTTCACATTGTCAAGGCATTCCAAATCTTTGGTAATCGTGCTAAGGCAATCACCACATGTATCTCTCGTTTTGACGAGGAAACCAAGCAAGCGTTTCAAGAACTTTACGACAAGGTTGACGCTGATGTTGACTTTGAGGTATAATGTGGTATGATTAATGCATGGAGTTTAGCGGGTTCTGTCATGGATGGAACCCTTGATGAGGATTATCCTATTATGTCAAAGTGTAAGTATGAAGAAGATCAAACACTAGAACTGGCAAAGAAGTACATTGAAAGTACATACTCTGCTCACTATACTAGTGAGGGATCAAACATCCAAACACTTGATCTCATCGAATCAATTGGAGATGCAGAAGCTTTCTGTAGATCTAATGCAATTAAGTATCTAAGCAGATACAACAAAAAAGGTCGTCCCCAAGATGACATTCTTAAGGCGGTGCACTACTGTGTACTATTATATTATTTTAGTAAATGAAACTATCCAAAAGCACTCTTGATATTCTCAAGAATTTTTCTAACATCAATCAATCAATTTGTTTTAAGGAGGGTACAGAGTTATCTACTCTATCCATTCAGAAAAACATTTTGTCTCGTGCAGTTGTAGAAGAAAAGTTTCCAAAGAATTTTGCTATCTATGATTTGAGTGAGTTTCTATCTGGACTTACCTTATTTGACAATCCAGATTTTTACTTTGAGAATGACAACTATGTAATTATCAAAGATAAGAAAAACTCCTCTAGGTATTTCTTTGCTGATCCATCAACTATTGTTACTCCTCCTGAGAATCGAGTAGAACTTCCTAGTAAGGATGTATGCTTTACAGTAGCATGGAGTGATATCTCTAATGTTATTAAGGCAGCATCAATCTATCAGATCGAGGATCTAGCAGTTGTTGGTGATGGTACTACTATTAAACTTGTTGTTCGTGACAAGAAGAATGATACCTCTAACAGTTATGCTGTTGAGGTGGGAAGAACAGACAAGAATTTCTCTTTCAATTTCAAAGTAGAAAATCTTAAGTTGTTACCAGGTGATTATGAAGTTGTTATTAGTAAACAGAATGCATCACTATTCAGAGATGCGAACAAAGATCTTGAGTACCTAATCGCATTGGAGCCTGATTCTAAGTATGAAGGATGATTTTCTCTGGGTCGAAAAGTATCGTCCAACACATATTGAGCATTGCATCTTACCAAAAGATATAAAGGATACATTCCAATCTTTTGTTAAGAAAGGGGAGGTTCCTAACCTACTCCTATGTGGCACTGCAGGTATTGGTAAGACTACAATTGCAAAAGCATTGTGCAATGAGATAGGAGTTGATTCTTATATGATCAATGGATCAGATGAGGGTCGCTTTCTAGACACTGTACGTAATAGTGCTAAACAATTTGCATCTACTGTATCGTTGACCTCATCATCTAAGCATAAGGTCATCATTATAGATGAAGCAGATAACACCACACATGATGTGCAGTTGTTATTGCGTGCATCTATTGAAGAGTTCCAAAAGAATTGTAGGTTTATTTTTACCTGTAATTTTAAGAACAAGATTATCGAACCACTTCATTCTAGAACAACTGTTATTGATTGTAATGTCAGAGGAAAGAACAAACAACAACTCGCTGCTCAATTTTTTGAACGGTGTCGTGGAATACTTACCTCAGAAAATGTACAGTTTGATAATGCAGTGGTCGCTGAGGTCGTCCAGAAATACTTCCCAGATTTCAGACGAACCCTCAACGAACTCCAAAGGTACTCAGCGTCGGGGTCTATCGACACTGGCATTCTGGCGGTACTAAATGAGGTTCGACTTGGTGAACTTGTATCAGCGTTAAAGAAAAAAGAATTTTCTACTGTACGTAAGTGGATTGTTACTAATCTTGACAATGATCCTAATGCAATCTTGAGAACTGTCTATGATAGTTTGTATGATTCTCTTGTACCTACTAGCATTCCTCAAGCGGTTTTGATTATTTCTAAATATCAATACCAATCAGCATTTGTTGCTGACCAAGAAATTAATTTATTAGCAGCTCTTACTGAAATTATGGTAGAGTGTGAATTCAAATGATTATGAGTAAACTAATGAGTAAACGTGACAAGATCAGAGCACAAATGAAATCTAGATTTTATTATATGTTCTGGGGTGCAGCAACTGTTGCTGTTGTAGGTGGACAACTTTATGTTGGTACATCATATCGTGCTATGGCAAAGTCTATGAATAGATGGTTTGACACAGCAGTTGAAGCATTAATTCCTCAATACCCTAGAGGTAGATATGAACCTCTGATCCCACCTCCAACAGGTGATTTCAATCGTGATCAAATAGATCTAACTGAGTTGGATCCTGATGATTACATTCTTTGGTTAGAGGTAGATGAAGAGGTCTGAACTAATACATTGGAGATTACAAGCAATGCTTAGAGAGCATTCATTTAGTGATCTCGCATACTTAGGTGTAAGAAAAGATAGTATCGGTATCCCACAACACTGGTACAGCATAGGCGGTAATGAAGTGCCAGTAGATGCAATAGAAGAATTGGAATCAGTAGAAGAATGAACCTTAAAACACCACTAAGATATCCTGGCGGTAAGTCAAGAGCAGTTCCTAAGTTATGTCAGTGGTTACCCGCTGAGATCACGGAGTATCGTGAACCATTCTTAGGTGGTGGTAGTATGGCAATTGAGATAACAAAACGTTATCCTAATTTGTCTATCTGGGTTAATGATTTCTATGAACCATTACATAATTTCTGGGTACAACTCAGAGATAATGGAGATTATCTTCATGATCAATTAAAACAATTAAAATCTAGATATCCTGATCAGGGTTCTGCTAAAGGATTATTTCTAGATGGAAAAGATAAAGTTAATGATCTCTCATTAGATAAAAAAGATAGAGCAGTTGCATTTTATGTTGTGAACAAATGTAGTTTCAGTGGTCTTACTGAATCAAGTGCGTTCTCAGCACAGGCAAGTGATTCTAATTTCTCTATGCGTGGCATTGACAACCTACCATCCTATTCAAAACTAATTAAAAACTGGAAGATTACATGTTTAGACTATGCTGATCTTGTAGAGGATTGTTTAGGACGTGGTGATATTAAATGTGATGACAACACATTCATCTATGTTGATCCTCCATATAATATCAAAGATAATCTTTATGGTCATAAAGGTGAGATGCATAAAGGATTTGATCATGCAAGATTTGCTGATGTCATGGATGATACCATGGGTAATGTCATGATATCATATAATAACCACCCAGAAATTGTACAAAGATTTTTGGAGTGGAGACAGTATGACTTTGCTCATACTTATACAATGAGATCTACAGGTACATACATGATAGATCAAACAAAACGTCGTGAATTAATTTGTCTTAATTATGGGAAGTTTAGGAGTGAGAGTATTACCTAGTGGGTATGCTCAACTATATCATACACGTAAAGGTGGACTATCTACCTTTGGTGGTAACATAACACAAGCCATTATCAATGGTGGGGAAATTCATTGTCAAACTAAAAATGGAAGAACCCAAATTTATAGAATCAATAACAGTGAGACTGGTGTTGTAGGACCTATCAGGACATTCTAATGGGATATGAACTTAAAGACTGGCTTAACTCTATCAATTTCACTAAAGAGAATCTCATTGCTGATGACCCTTCAGCGATATCTTCTTATCCTCCTTACATCGTTAATAGATGTTTGTCTGGTGCTGTTGATAGTGTCTTATTTGCGAACGAGATAAACATGAATGCTCATGCCGATAAGGACATGCAGTATGCTTTCTTACTATATACTTTACGGAAACGAAAACGTTTCTCTCCTTGGTTAAAGAAGGAACAAGTCGCTGACTTGGATCTGGTCAAAAAACACTATGGATATAGTAATGAGAAAGCGAAGGTCGCATTAAATCTTTTAACCAAAACCCAACTTGAATATATTCGTAACAAACATGACATGGGAGGTAAAAGATGACTGCGACTACAGATGAGGTTAAGTGGACAGTTGAGAGCATGGTGGAAGTTGTGCTCAAAGAACCAGATGATTTTCTAAAGGTTAGAGAAACTCTTACGAGAATTGGTGTAGCTTCACGTAAGGAAAAGAAATTATATCAATCTTGCCATATTTTACATAAGCAAGGTAGATACTACATTGTACATTTTAAAGAACTATTTGCTCTTGATGGTAAGAAAGCAAATCTAAGTACTAATGATGTACAGAGAAGGAATCGTATCGTACAATTACTGAGTGATTGGGGTTTGATATCTATCTCTGCTAAAGAAACTATTGCAGATGTAGCACCTCTGAGTCAGATAAAAGTTCTCTCCTATAAAGAGAAAGGGGACTGGACATTAGAGAGTAAATATAACATCGGCAAAAAGAAAGAGGATTAACCGTACTTATCGTTACGGTATATACCATAACATATTTTTATAGTTCGTGCTTAAATAGTAGTAGGGTAAAACCTAGAGGGGGCAAACCTAATAAGTCCTTCTCGCAAAAAGTTTGTGATTGCCTTTTGGGATCACATATTACACACTCGCTTATTTAAGGAGAACTAAAATGACTAATTTAGCAAGATACCATGCTGCAAATCTTCCAGATCTAATGGAGAAGATTGCAAGAAATAGTATTGGCATGGACGATTACCTCAATCGATTCTGGGATGGTGTAGATACAACTTCTAACTACCCACCATATAACATAATTGAAATTAACAATGTTGAATCGAGGTTGGAGGTTGCCTTGGCAGGCTTCAAAAAAGATGAGCTCAAAGTCTTTACGGAGTTTGGAAAATTACATGTCGAAG